GACTCTGGAATTCTAGGCATTATTTCTCTCCTATCCCCGCTGCCCGATTGCTCGACCTTGGCTGTGCCATGTTGTACTTGTACGTATCTGCTTTGTAATTAGCATACCCACCAACAGTCGCTGCGGCAATATTTAACATTAGGTTCATTCTACTTCCGGCTTCTTTTATTTGGGCTTGCTCTTTAGCTGCCGAGATCATATCGTAATCAGCTTCGCGCTGCATAATAAACGCTGCTTGTGCTGCTTCGTTTAGAGTGTCTGAAACAACGCTCATTGGTGAGCCTGTCAATTCAACCCCAGCACTGACAAACGCAGCCACCTGTTCTGATTGCACTCGCTCTCTTTTGGCTGCAATGTCTTGGATATTCATCTTGGTACGAGACTCAATCTCGTCCATCTTACGTGTCAATTCATCTTGTTTAGCTGCTGCAAATGCGTGTTGTCTGTAGGCTTCACCGATGTTTTGGCCTGCTTCCATACCTCTTTGCATAGCGAATAGGGATAAAGCGTTAGCCATCGTTAGAAGCTCCTCTCATATTAATGCCGACAATAGTAAGTGGTTCGGCTTTGGTGTTCCTTAAATATACTATTTGATCTAGTTTTGGACTAGCAGAAAATTTAAGGTCATGTCTCCTGCTTGAGCACTCTCCAGTTGGTAGGGCGCATACGTTATTCTGCCAGTTTACACCATCTGAGCTTGTCTCAAAACTGTACGTTTTGTACACTCTGACAGCGATAGAGTCGATGTTCTTAACTCCCATCTGAGCAGTTCCCCATTGCTGGCCAGCCTCAATTGGCATAGTTCCTATGACCACAGGTAAAGCCTCTTTCCCAACCAGAATTCTGGTGGAGCTATCGAACTCCTCACCTAATAGGTACAGGTATCCCTCTTGTGGATGATTTAAAAATAAAGATGGGTTAGTAACAGGGTCAGGCATTACGAACTCAACGGTTGTCCCAGAATCAGGGTCAACCACGGTTACTTGCTCACCCACTCCGTACACGCGAACTGGTACAAAGTATAGTATGGCTGTAAACGAATTTACTGTATATAACGACCATATGTACTGGAAGTCAGTTACCTTTTTAATCTGAGATACTTTCTCCAGATATAGGTATTTGTTCTTTTCAACTAGATCGTCAGTTGGGCTAGACAATCCTAGCTCGTATGAAGTTTGCTCAAGGGTTACAATGTCACCCTCATTATCAATTATCTGTATGTGAGTACCTTTATGAATGTCATCACTTGGTCTTCCTCTAGGGTCAACAGTGCATACAGCAATCACGCCTGTTCTTCTAAAGCTGTAGAACGCGACCATATCTTCTGTTGTGTCTGCGAGAGCGTACAGATTACCGTTCTCAGTTAGAATAAGAATACTCTGTATGTGTCCCGCCCATACGATGTCTTTTACTCTGTCGTCTTCTAATAGATCATTAAACAGCAAACTTACTTCTTGAGATGTAAATGACCCATTCTCTCTGTTGTATCTAAACTTAAACACCTGTCTAGCATCAGAGGATATATAGTAAATAGCCTTACCGTTTGAAGCACTTACTACTGGTCTAGAGCCCTGTGAGCTGTTTGGTTTAATATTAACAGACAGGGGAGACAATAAAGTATCACCACCAGAGGCTATGAATTCTCTCTTATCAGTTCCGATAACTAGAACTTGTGCTGAGTTTACAAAATTAATTAACGTATCTTCTTGCGATCTTACAGCAAAAACATACGGGTCTGTTGGCAATGTAGAGCCAGATGGTTGTGCAATTGCCAAGAACTCTGACCCAGAGTTTGGCTTTCTGATTTGGGCAAAGAACATAGCGTTTGCTACCCTACTACCAAATATAGTTAGAGGGCTTACCTTTGTAGAGGCAAACACAAGTCTTCCCTCAAACGATGTGACTAACTTTGGCCAGTTGCCTTCCCAGAATAATGGGTACGCCCATTGAGTAATTGTCGATATGTTTGTTGCACTAAAGATAGTTGTACCGAAGTATGTGAACTGAACCTGTACTTTAACACCGTTAGTGATGTTCTGTACTACGAATACATACTCAGATGCGATCACTGTTCTGGTGAACCCGTCCCCAAAGTTGCGTGAACCTAGCCCTTCTAGGTACAGCATTTTAGAACGCTGTAGAACAGCCACTGTTTCAGGGTCTGCTGATGTTAGATCGAATGTTTCTCCAACAATATTAGACACCGTTAATGGTGTTCCTAGCTGTCCTATATCTGACATCGGATACAAGAAAGCTGCCGATCTAGCAGGGGATACACCATATAGACCACCGATTGTTGGGCTCGGTGGGTTGTTTAATGTCTGAGGACTAAATGTTCTTATCATTGATAAAGGGTCTAGAAACCCTGTGTTCGCTATATAGACTAAGAACGGGGGTAACGCTCCACTGAAATGAGTTAGGTATAATACGTCATCAACCATAGCATAAGAAAACTCAGTGGCTTTATAAAACGTAGCTGACGCTGCTACTAGCTCTCGCTGCCATACTTGCGTCTCAGAGTACGGGTACTCTTTGACAACAATCACAACTTGGTTTGTTGTTTTATTTGATCTTAGCTCAACAGTAAATGTCGTGCCTCTTGAGATAGAAACTGAAAATGACTTAACGTCAAAGTTATTTTTTAGGTTGGTATTCTCTCCGTTAGCTTGATAAAGATAACGGCTTCCCTTCATTCTATCCACACCACCCTCAGGTAAAACTTTCACGCCCTCCAGTACGGATGCGCCCTCTTTGTATTGAGAAGTGTCTACTCTGTTGTAAAGTTTCTTGGATAGTCGTCCAGACCTAAATGATGTTTGACTATGGGTAAAACGCACGACCACCCTGCCTTGCCATTAAGAAATCATCAAACATGAAATCATCTGGCGTAGATTCTTGTGAGTTATGTGACCTAGCTTGGTTTATCCAGAACTCTCCTGACCCTTCAAGTCCTTGCTTGAGAGCAGCCGACTGAGTAAGGGAATAGCATAAATCAGCAGCAAGCATACATGCAACAGCCTCTTTAAAATTAGCATCGTAATAAGTCATCATCCAAAGAATTTATTGGCTCTGCTCCGAGCTTAATTAGGGCTGAATTACAAATATCTATTTCTACTGACACGTGACCTCCTCAAAAACACATGAGGGCCGAAGCCCTCACATGAATAACAGACTAAAGTGAGGAACAACCTTAGTCCATCAAAAACTGAATAAGCACTTTTAAAGATGCAGAAGTAAGAGCGTCAGCTTCTAAAACAATGTTTAGACCGCCTTCGATCTGACCGTTGATAAGGTCACCAGCAGCAATTACTGTCTCGTTACCGTCTTTATCAACTGCTTTTAAGTCTCCTGCTCCAAGAGCTCCGTCAAGAGCTTGGATGCTTACGAAGCGAGCATAGTGTTGTAGTTTAAATAAAACAACTTCGTCACCGTTAGCTACGCTTGAAGCCTCATCGTACACACATTTAATGTGTGCATTTTGAGTTCCTTTATCAGCTTGTTCTGATGGGTCTAGGATACACTCTTTTTCAAAATTTACGCCGTATTTTAAAGCCATGTGTTACTCCTTATTATTGCTTAGTTAAGATTTCGATAACTTTAACTTCTTCCATTCTCATAGCACCTAAGCTCATAGAGAAGTAAACTTGGTTGCTGTAATGCTTTTCAGGCAATTCAGAAACTCTAGCTGTCGGGTTTTCACCTACACCAGCGATCATTGCTGAACTACAGAAAGCGATACAACGCTTAGAACCAGCCGCTGCTGAATCACCACCAACACCAACTTCACCAGTTGTAGCGTCGATTTGAGTTGAGCCAACGGTGTATGGAAGTCTTTCAATTCTATGGAAATTAAATCCCATGAATGTATTAACTTCGCCGTTTACTAGAGCTTTAACAGCCGCGTAGTCAGCGTTAGTTAATTTATCTTCGCGCAATAACGCTCTGATTTCAGCCGCACCGCAGATGATGTGTCTGCTCATATCATCAACTTCATTCTCATCAAATTTAAATTTGATTTGACGTAAAGTTTCGATGTTCATTTGAGAAAAACCTGAACCATCAATAGCTGCGATTTTCTGAGCATTTGGAAGAGACAAAGGAGTTGCACCATTTTTACCAGTGTAAACTGTTCCTAAAAGTGCTGCGATACCGATGTCGTCCATTTTACGTGCCATAGCTGCTCTAGCTGCTAAAGCGTACTCAGACTCAGGGTTGTGGATAATTCTCAATTTATCTTGTTTGTCTACTAGGTCAGCCCAGAAGTAGTCTCTCATTGAGATTCTACGTCTTGAGTATGGAGTATCTTGGTACGTAGTATTTGAATGGCGACCAATTTTCTCCATTGCTTCTACTGTCCCGATACGATCAAAATACTTTTCCTCGCCTTGGATTGTTTCTTTTCTTGTGAAAAGAGAAACCACGCGAGAATCTTTTTGCTGTGAAAGGTGATAAACGTTTGAGCTAAACTGCTTTACAAAGCTACTTGGAATTTCAAAAGACATATTCTTCTCCAGATTAAAGTTAATAAATTAGATTTTGTCGCCTGATTATCCCAAATGGGGTCTAGCTATCTGCGCCTTTTAAGGGGTCGTATAGATTGTCCCAGCACATCATACCTATATGGTACTTAAATACGGGGGCGTGTCAAGCCCCCATTAATACTAATTTCTAGCTGCTTTATCTAATTTAGCAAAAAGCTCATGAACTTCGTCCACTCTTCTTTTGTGATCAGAATGTGATGACTTGTGGTATGGGTCGTCAAAGTTACTCATGATTGTGTTGATCTCTTTCTGAATATCCGAAATTGTCATGGTCGATGTACTACCGGATGGTATGTTGTCTTCCTTGTAATACTTGTCTGCAATACTCGCAAATGCCTTTACGATTTGAGCGTTCTTTCCAAGTCCTGACTGACCTAAGTAAGTTAAGAAATCTTGCCCGATTGTTTCTTTAATATACTGGGCTGTCTTCCCTAATTTAGCATTGTAGGCGTCTGGGCCCCACTCGTCTCTGAGCTTGTCTAGCTCTTGCTGCATAGTCTCTTCTGTTTGTTTCATAAAGCGTTCAGATGTAGACTTAGCTTGATTATCAAAAAATTCAAACACTTGCTGTGCTTGTTTCGGCTGCATACGTAGGTTATGAGCCATCTTTAAAAATTCTTTTTGGAATCCTTCATCTAGTTTAACTTTTTCTTTATCAAACTTTACGCTATCTAAATACTTTTGTTCTTCCAGAGGTACTCCTACCTTTTGATAAAAATCATCCCATTCTTCTTTTGATGAATTTTCAGATGGTATTAGTACGCCTTTTTGCCCGATCTTTCTTTGGGCATGAACGTAGCTTTTAACCAGTGAGTTTAAATCTGTAATTGGCCCAAGTGCTGGGTCAACTAAAATTTCTCTTTCGACGTTTAGCTTTAAATCTTTCGCCCAAGCAGGGCCCACAAAATCAGTGTTGCTATCGTCAACAGGAAGGGTATTAGTATTTGGTGGTACATTTACAACATCTCCTAATCCTGCGGTTCCTTCAGTAATCTCTTGCATTAACATTTTAAACTTCATAATTCCTCCGAGTAAAGTTCTTTGTCCTGCTCCATCAGTTGTCTTCTCAATCTATCAATTTCTTCCGATGTCATATTGGCTGTTTCAATAAGTCGTAGTACTACAACACGCATACCCTCATTCATGTACGTTTCTTTGGAATCTGCTCCAATGACTGTACGGCTAAAGAAGCATGACTTCATCAAGTCCTTTAATACAGTCTGTCCGTCTTCTGTGCTGAATAATCTGCGATACGCATTGATAGTTTTTTCCGCAGCATCTGATCTGCGTTTAAACATGTTCCTCAGTTCCATATGTTCCTCTCTATGGTGCTTGCTGTGCCTTAGCCGACATCTGGGCAGTATCAGCTTGGATATTCTCCTGCTGTGCCTGCATCATCTGTTGTTGCTGCTCGGCTCTTGCCTGTCTAGTCTCTTTAACTTTTCTAGTATCTTTAAGCATACTATGATGTAAGCCAAGTACATTAGCATGATAACGAAGAACTTCATCTCCGTCAAAATTATCCATAACGTCTGGCTGTGCTGCAATTATTGGCTCAGTTGCCTGAATTACCTTAATGAGGGTGTTAAGCTCGCCAGTTCTTTGGGCACGTGCAATTTGTGACGTGTAGACTACTTTTAGATCAGCTTTATCCTTTAACTCTTCTGGTGGCTTAGGAAACTTAGCCTGTCTGCCTAGAATGTCAAATGTTCTGTCGATAATTGGTTTTAGCAATTCGTTGTTTAGTCGGCCAATGACTGGGCCTAAGAATCTTAATCTCTCGTCAGTTCTCTGCATAACCTCAGTCGCTGTCATGTCTCTTTGGTTAATTAGTTGTAACTGATCAGCAAAGAAAGACTCTCTAATTCTTTCGCGAATGTTCTCGATAAAATCCAACCCTACGTCTGGTCGTGCCGTGGTAGGGAATGGTTCAATTCTGTCCTTCATTCCTGTTCTATAGAAGTTTGTGCCGCCCGGCGTTGTTTTAATAGGCAACAAGAATCCTTGATCTGGCACCATTAGAGGAGGGTCAACTACCTTCTGCATACCACGGATTGTTGTCTTCATTACCGCGTTTACCATCTTTACATCTGGCAAGCACTTCATGGCTGGGCATCGGCCATACACTTCTTCATTGAGCTTAGTCCATCTAGGAATAGCGAACGGCCATGAATGGTACGTAACTTCTTTTAAGACAATACCAAGTTTTCTATGAACGTGGTACGCCTTGTACTTTTTGCCATCAGGCTCTATCAAGAAGATAATCTCTTCTTTCTCCTCTGGCTTCTGTTGTGCAAGCATTAGCGCATCAGGGTGCGCCTTTAGTGCGTCCTCACCATACTTACCAACAATGTTTCTATTGGACATTTTAATACATCTTGCCAGCTTGTCTATAACGCCAAAGTGATTCTCTGAAACGTAGCTGGAATAAATTGGACTAGATTTAAATCTAATAGATTTATCTTTGTCCTCTTCCATTTCTAAAACGGTAGTCCCAATCCCACCAAGATCAAGATAAGTTTCATGAATTTCCTCCTGAAAGTTTGACTGATTTAAAGTCTCAATCATTATAGAAGTACATGTCTGCAAATACTTGTTTACGTGCGATAGCATATCTACTTGAGGGTCTCCTGACGATAGCCCAAACCAAACTGACGCTGGGTTTGTAAGCATCCCGTGTAATGAGCTAGCTAGCATTTCTAACGAGTGAATAGATGTAGAATCGTAAAGACGATTGTGTTTTCTCTCACCTTCTAGTTTGTACCCATACACATTGTCTTTATTAGGTAAAAAGTATTCAGCTAGTTCTTCCCAGTACTCGTCCCAGTTTTGTCTCTGAGCCTTCATTACTTCGTACTCGCGAACTACTCTTTGCCCTAATGTTTGACCTTCATCGTTTCTGTACATGTATTATCCTAGTATTGAATTTTGTTCTGAACCTAGTCCTGATGTAAGGACAGCACCTGTCTGAGGCTTAACGCCTGTCTCGCCACCTAGTCCCATCGCAGCCTTTCTCTTATTAAAAGTCTCGTTGACTAGCGCGTTCTGATTGGCCACGGCTTCGCCCTTAGCCTGCATTTCTGCCTTCTTTATTGCCTTAGCCTGTCTATCAGCCTGATATATCTGTAGGCCAACTGCTCCGATCAATAATGTCGCTGTTATAGGGTCAATAACCCACCCCCGTTAATAATCAAGTTCGTTATAATCTGTCTCAGCGCGTAAGTGCCGAGGGTCTATATTATCCATACTACTACTTGGCTCATTGATGTCAAGTGCCAGAACTCTAAAA